TTGCTGAAGCTGCTGGTAAATTAGGAATAAGTCGTAGGACGTGGTACAATAAAATTAAGGAGTACGGTAAAACGTAATGGATGGGTTGGGGCGGAAAGAAAGAGTTGAATAAAATGGAAAAGTGTGGTAGAATGCAGTAAAAGCGAAAAGGGGGGAGAAAAATGAAAAAAGTTATATTGACGATGGTACTATTGTTTTTAGTCGGATGCAACAAGAATGTGGAAAAGACTGAGCCGGTGGCGACGGCGGGGAATGTTGGCTATTACGGCATGTTAGAATTATTAGGCATGCGTGCATCGGACGTAAAAGAGAAAGACGAAAACGGAAAAGATGTTTTTATTGTGTACGGTGATAATAAATATGAGATAGTGATGTATAACGATTACGAGAGAGCAGTATGTTATCACGGTAAAGACGAATTGGTGATGTATGAGAATGCGGAAGTTAAATTGAATTATGAGAGTTTGTTAGGTATATCGGTTGAAAAGTTTAGGATATACAACGAGGTTCGTGCGGGAATTGATTTTATGTTGCAGGATATTGGATTGACGGGCATGGTGGACTTTTACACACCTGACATGGTCAGCGTCACGATTGAGGGCGGAAAAGTGGTTGCCGCCGTGGCCACGGTAGAAGCGTTCGTGGAATCAGAGGCGAAAGCAGGAAGGATAAGGCTTATAGCGAAATACGAAAACGGGGAGTTTGTTGACGGAGATTACGAGATTGTGGTAATGAATGACAAGTAAATAAATAGTTTTAGTGCCAAGTGCCGTCCGGACAGCGGACCGCTGCATTACCGTCCCCGCGTGGGGATAGATTGCGACCTGCAAAAGCGAGTGCCAAGTGCCTTTTATCAATAAAAGATTGATAGGAGGCACTTTTTTTCATGCGAAAATTTGAGATATACAGACGTCAATTGTTGAATGAAATAGATGAAAGCGTTGACGATAAGAAAACGTTAAAAGGATTGCTGAGAAAGAATGTTTACGATATAGAGGTATTGACAGACGTATTTGAGGCAATGCGTTTAGTTTACAAGGTTGACGAACAGCAGGCACGCAGGGTAAATGATTTTATCAAACATTTAACGATAGTACAAAGCACAAACGAAGCGTTAAGCTTGGCGGAAAGAGATAAATTTTACAATCTGGAAGAGAAATCGCTTTTTTTTGCCTCGAGGTATGACTTTGACAGTTACTTAATGTATTTGGAGTGGGATAGACCTGCGGATAAGAAGTTTTATATGCCAAGGCGAAAACAGTTAAGTACAATTGTTAAGGACTTACAGGATTTGGAAGATGGAAAAATTAATTTTTTGGCGATTAGCTTACCTCCACGTGTAGGTAAGAGTACGATCGGCATAATGTTCATGGCGTGGCAAATGGGCAAGTATCCGGATAAGGCTAATTTGATGTCCGGACATTCAAATCCGTTGACCGAAGGATTTTACAAGGAGCTTTTGTCAATAATTTCAGATCCGCAGTATCGTTGGGGAAGCGTGTTTTATGACAGGCGGATAATCGGAACATCTGCACAATATTCACAGATTGACATTGCGGCCGCAGGTGACGACAGAAAGGTTATGCGAAGGTTTCCGACGGTGACGTGTCGAAGCATTGAGGGAACGCTGACGGGTGCGGTTGAAGTTGCTAATATTTTATATTGCGATGACTTGATTCGTGATCTGGAAGAAGCAATATCGGCGGAACGAAAGGAAAAGAAATACAACGATTATTTGAATACATTGAAGGACAGAAAATTGGACGGTGCAAAGGAACTGCACATAGGTACGCGCTGGGCTCCTGATGACGTAATAGGGCGAATAGAAAAGCAGTACGAAAATGATCCAACATATAGATTCTGTGTTATACCTGCATTAAATGAAAATGACGAAAGTAATTTTGATTATGCGTTCGGCAAGGGATTCAGCACTGCGTATTACATTGACATGCGTAATAGTTTGGATACTGCTGACTGGTGGGCAAAGTACATGGGCAAGCCGTATGTGCGTGAGGGATTGCTATTTCCTTCGGACGAGTTGCGATATTACAACGGTGTATTGCCTGACGGTGAACCGGACATGATACTGTCACACTGCGACGTTGCTTGGGGCGGTGGAGACAGTTTGGCCATGCCGATTGGGTATGTGTATGGTGATGACATTTACATACATGACGTGGTATTTAATCGTGGTGATAAGACGGTAACGCGACCTATTGTTGTTGAAAAACTGGCAAAGCATAAGCCACACAAGGGACATTTTGAGGCAAATAATGGTGGTGACGAGTATTGTGACAGGGTAGATTTGGAGTTGAGGAAAAGGGGGATAAGATTGAATTTGACGTACTCGAAAGCGCCAAGCAATATGAGTAAAATGGCGAGGATTATTCAAGTGGCCCCGGAAATCAAGAAAATGTATTTCAGGAGCGAGAAGTGCAGGGACAAGGAATATAAGGCTTTCATGCGCGAACTGACAACGTTTGTGCAGGAAGGAAAGAACAAACACGACGACGCACCGGACAGTTTGGCAGGATTGGTTAATTTATTGCATGGTGGGGTGCGTGTGGTGATAGAGAAGAGGACGTTTTAGAAATAATGCAACATGGACACAACATTTGCTTTGGGAATACGGTTTACTATTGAATTGGGGTGAAATAGTGAGGGTAAATGTTTATTGCCCTATATGTAGAAGGGCTGGTATTAAGAGAAAGTTGTTGGAAGTTGACAGTGAGGCAAAAGGGAAAATTTATCCATGGTGCAAGGCGCACAAAGAAAATGTGGAGGTTGAACTACCAGTAGATGAACAACAGAGAAAGAATGCTAGCAGGTAGAAGGCGAATATTTGCGAACAACCCGGAGAGCGACGAAAAATTGCTGGACGTTCTCCAAAAAGTCATGCCCTTGCACGAAGCAAACGCGGATGAAATAAGGTATTTGTTTGAATACAAAAGTGGTATCCAGCCGATTAGGAACAGAATAAAGCCGATCCGCTCGGAAATCAACTACAAGGTTGTCGAAAATCACGCGAGGGAGATAGTTGATTTTGAGGTTGGGCATGTATTTGGTTCGCCTATTACACTGGTGCATAAAAACAAGCAAAACGGCGATGAAGTTGTTGACGATGGCAATATCGCATTGTTGAATGAAATGCTGCACGAGGAAGGCAGGTCCGGGAAGGACAGACGGCTGGGTGAATGCGTTAAGACATGTGGCGTAGGGTATCGAATGGTGATTCCCAAACGGGAAAAGGGTAAACTGGCTCCATTCGATTTGCTGTATTTAGACCCGGAAAGAACGTTTGTTGTTAGAAGTAATGATGTATACCAAAAAATTATTTTGGGCGTGCATTATGTGTATGACGACGAAGGACAGCGGATTTTTACAGTTTATTCAGATAAATACAGATGGGAAATCCGCGATAAGGACAATGAATTAAGAGTTGCAAGCCGTGAGTTTCATGGCTTGGGAATGGTTCCGATTGTGGAGTATCGGAATAATGACGATTATATGGGTTCGTTTGAGCCTGTCATTGGATTGCTTGACGCATTGAATATTCTGACTTCTGACAGATTAAATGATATTTCGCAATTTGTGCAGAGTTTATTGTGGCTGAATAATTGCGACATTGACGAGGACGAATACAAAGAATTGCTCCGTTTGGGGCTGATTAAAACGAAATCGACACAAGGTGTACAAGCTGACATTAAGTATTTGGCTGAACCTTTGAATCAGTCCGGAATACAGATGTTCGCTGATTATTTGTATAAGCAGATTCTGCAAATTTGCGGAGTGCCAGGCAGGGAAAGATCAACAGGTGGAAATACTGGCGACGCGGTGAAACTGTCTGATGGTTGGCAAATGGCGGAGGAAAAAGCGAAAAACACCGAATTGCTGTATGAGGAATCACACCGTGAGGAATTGATGCTGATACAGAAGATTTGCGAGATAAAGAACAGTGATTTGAAGTTCAAGTTAAGCGACGTTGACGTTAAGTTCAATAGAAATAAAACGGCTAACTTGTTGGTCAAGACACAGGGATTGATGAATATGCTGCAGGCAGGAATACATCCGAGGGTTGCTATATCACACTGTGATTTGTTCAGTGACCCACAGCAGGTTTACATGGATTCTGAGACGGGCGGATATTTGGACAAATGGAAAGTGCCAGAGAAAGTGACGACAGATGGAAGCGAGCAGCAGATGAAGGCAGAATTTGACGGCACAGCATAGGCGTTTGGTGAGAGAACACCATAAAAAACACACAGGTGAGAGAACACCTTGACAAAAAACACAAAAATACGTCGGTGAGAGAACACCGATAAAAAAACGCAGGAGGGAATTTATTAAATGACATTACAGGAATTACTTGGAGATGCTTACAAAGAAGGCATGACGATTGAAGAAATCGAAACGGCATTGAAAGACAAGGACTTGTATGAAGGATACGTAAAAAAGGAAGTATTTGACAAGACGGCATCCGAGGTTGCGAAGCTGAAAAAACAGTTGCGTGACAAAATGACTGAAGAAGAGCAAAGGACCGAACTTGAAAGACAAAAGCTTGAAGAGCTTGAGGTGTTGAGAAAGAAAGTTCAGGTTAATGAATTGGAAAAGAAGTATTTGCAAAAAGGTTTTTCCGCTGAAAGGGCATTGAAAGTGGCAAACGCATTAATTGAAGGTGATTATGACACGGTTGCGACAGAGAGCGCAAAACATGCGGAGGAGCTTGTAAATGCAGCAAAGGCCGAGGCACTGAAGCCACCACTAAGCGGCGGAGGTTCCGACGGTGACCAGGCGGAAAGTTGGGGTGCAAAACTGGCGGATGAGAATTTGAAGATATTGGGACTTAAAAAAGGAGGTAATTAAGACATGAGCGTGAAATACGTGGAAGTAGGCGCAAGTACGCAAAAAAATATTTTTGCGAGACCGGACGGAATAGTTGCTTATGCATTCAAACACGCAAAGGCGACAGCTTCTGTGCCCGGGTTGGCGACACAAATTAATGGGAGATATATAGTTCAGGCGGGAACTATTTATCCTGCTAATGACACTACAGCCATTGGAATTGTAGTAAATGATTATGACGTGACAGACGGTGACAAAGTCCTGGCAGTAGCCATACAGGCTGACGTATATACTGCAGCATTACCAGAAGCACCAAGCTCAAATGCTATAGCAGCATTGAAGGGAATCAATTTCCTGCCATTTGCCGGGACAAATATCCCTGTTTGGGATACTGATAATATTACTGGCGCTACATATGTTGCTGAGAGTACGGATGCTACAACCAAGACTGTAGCAGTTAAATTTAAACAAAGGATTGGTTTCAGAAGCGGTGCAACTGAAAAAGAAAAATGGACAATTACTGGCGAAAGCACTACAAAGGTAACAGTGGATAGCATAGCACTTTCCGACGACGGATATAACGCTATATTTACGCTGAAAACCACAGCGGGAACAGCCGTAAAAGCTGGAACCGTAACAGTAAAACCAAGTGCAGCCGTAGTTGAAACCAACGAGGCACCTGCACAAGCAGTAACAATTGCAACAGTATCGGCTGCAGAATAAAGGAAGGTGATAATGATGCCAAAATTGATTGACATATTTGATGCAAAAAACATAGGTGCATATTACGAGGCAATGAAGGCGGAAATTCCTACGGACAGTTATGTTTTGTCGAAATTTCCAAACCAGAGAACACCCGGATTGCAATTGTCGTGGATAAAGGGATACAACGATGTTCCGGTTGCACTGCAGCCTTCAGCATTTGACACTAAAGCTTCCGTAAGGGACAGAATTGGTATTGCAAAAATAATTACTGAAATGCCGTTTTTCCGTGAAGCAATGAGAATTGGCGAGCTTGAGAGACAGGAGTTGTTGACGACACTTCAGGCGGCTCCAGACCTTGCAAAGCCAATGATTTTAAGGCTGTATGATGACGCAAAGAATTTGATAGACGGCGCAATTGTACAAGCTAGAAGAATGGCTTGCAGCGTACTGCAAACAGGAACAATAGCCGTTGCTGCTGGGGATACCACTGGTAGGACTGCTGCTTACGATTACAATTATGACCCTAACGGCAAGTGGGCAGCCAGCAACAAAAAGACATTGGCTGCCGGTGCAAAGTGGACTGAAGGAAACAAGGCTAACAGCAACCCAATAAAGGATTTGCTTGAGGCAAAGAGAATCATGCGTCTGAAAGGCGTATTGGTATCTGAAGTAATTATGAACTCCGAAACATTTGAAGGCATGATTGTTTCCGAGAGCATTGCAAAGGCCATGAATCCCGTTGGTGCAGCAAACATCATAGTGACTGACGAGGAAGCCAAAAGGTTTATCGAGCAGAAAACTGGTTTAAGGATTTACATAGAGGATGGCATATTCAAGGACGAGAACAAGGTTGAAAGATATTATCTTGATACCGGTTATGTGATTCTCGCTCCCGCAGGGCCACTAGGCAG